AGATGCGCACCTCGTCGGTCAACCCGAAGTTTCCTTTTTTAGATCTAACTATAAACGTCACACGAATTTCGCCCAAACTGTTGAAAGACAGGTTATCCAGGGCAACCCAACCGCAAATGGTATGTCGACAGTCCGTTTCGAAAGAAAGGGAGATATGCTCGGATACGTCTACATCGCAAACAGAAATCCAAACGCCGTATCGTGGGCAGGTCGTATTTCAAAGGTCGAACTCTTAATAGGTGGTCAGGTTATTGACGAACAAACTGATGAATTTTCCAGGGAACTCTTTAAAAAGGTAGGTAACCAAACTTTTACACAACACAATTACAGTGACATAACCGACAGATTTTACCCACTCCGATTTTCGTTCTGTGAAAATGCTCAGTCGGCTTTACCGTTAATCGCACTCCAATACCACGACGTTGAGTTACGAATTACATGGGGTAGTACAGCCACATCTGATGCGGAAGTTTATGCCCAATTCATTCACCTCGACACCGACGAGCGTACCGCTTTGTCTTCCACGCCACAAAACATGCTTATCACACAAACTCAAAAAGTTGTTGGTGCTAGTTCAAGAGTACAAGAATTACCATTTAATCACCCAATAAAATATTTGGTCGCGAAATCTTCAACTGATATGAGCAGTGAAACTGATGCAAATTTAACAAAACTCAAACTTCAAATAAACGGCGTAGATGTCACTGATTTCAAAAATGTAGTACCACATTTTACATGTGCTATGGCTTTTTACCACGTAGATTACACAGTTACGGACAAGGAATTTTTAAGAATTCCATTTTGTCTCAATACAGCTAAGCTCCAACCAACTGGGTCCCTCAACTTTAGTAGACTCGATTCGGCAAGACTCGTTTCCGATAACAAAAACTTCGATCAAAATGTATACGCCGTCAACTACAATATCCTCCGTATCGAAAACGGTATGGGTGGTTTGATGTATTCCAACTAAGCAATTTAATTTAGCCACTTATTATAAATGTTTTGGCAATTAGTCTTTCTCTTAGCATTTATATTTGTTATAACATACGACCCGAAATCAGGTACTTTAGATCATTTGGTTGGTAAAAAACCAGAACAACCATTACAAAACGCGGAGTGTAAAGAGGGACATTACCAGGAAATCCAATTTGCGCAAATGGGGTACCCGTGTCCAACCGAAAAAAGAACGCACATGGGTGCGATTATAAGAACTTAAAAACTTAGCTCGTTATTTTATATATAATGTTTACATTCGACCGCGATACCGCTACTATAGTTGCCGTGCTCATGTGTATTGTTGCCACAGTATACATGTACAGAGAACTTAATAAAACGAAAACCGAAATGGAAGGTGTCAAGGGATTTTACGGAAATCTCATGGCACATTTATCCAGACCGGCACCAAAACCAATTGTTCGTGAAGAAGCACAAAATGAAGAGGTTTTAGAAACCCAAGTCAGTGAAGATGAAGAGGAATCTTCAGAATAATCATCTTATTCAATTATAACTTGCTAATGAGCAATGAAGAAACATAAAGCAATTGCAATACCCGTCACGTTTATAGGTGATAAACCACGATTTCTCACCGTCCGGGATCGAAGGTTCAAAGATTGGATTTTCGTCACCGGAGGGTGCAGGCGAAGAGAAATACCCAATCCTCTGAGAACGGCTCTAAGAGAACTCGAAGAAGAAACCAGGGGAGTTATTTCTCTAAAAAAAGGTGAATATACCGAATTCAAGTTTACAGTAAAAGAAAGTCCAGGGGTTGACCTTGAATATAACGTTTTTGTATTTTTCGTAAATTATACCATTCAGGAACAGGTCGAACTTATACGCAGATTCAATGAAGAAAAACAGAAAATGAATCTCCGTAAAATCCAAAAACAACCTATCAAGAGAACACACGATGAAAACGATTTCATGAATTTTGAAACACTTGCTGAGTTTAGTACGAAAAAACAATGGGATCGTATTGTTAAAAATGTACTCAATAACCCAGAATTCTACGCGTGTGTAACTTCTCTCGATAGAAAAACCTTCTCTATTAAATAATGAAGTCTAAGAACTATATTTTATCCCAAATACACGAACTTCTCATTGAAAGACATGCGTACACACGTGAACGTGCCGATAGATACATCGAGTTACACAAAGAGGATAAAGTCTATGAACTCCTCGTTTTAAAAAAAAGTTTATCGGAAGAAGAAAATTATCCGGAAGTTTCGTATAGACGTTCTATTTGGCATCATGAATATGAAGATGAATAAACAATATAAAAAAATAAATAGATTAGTAGGTAAGTATGTTTAAACTTTGGTGTAAAGACCAAGGTTTTGCAAATAACTCCGATCTATCACATGTGCTCATGGACGGTGGTGTTCTTTCCGTGCCATTTGATAGATTGAATGACTTTTATGAAAAGTGTATAGAATCATATATTTCCGGTGAAAAGATTTACGTCGTCGAACAAAAAACGGAAAATTATAACTTTTTCATGGATCTCGATTATAAAGACGACGATGAACTAACTTTTGAACAAATTAAGAGTATATGTAAAGTCATATGTGATAAAGTGTCTAAGTTTGGAGGTAAAGATGCTTTGATATCCGTTGCCGAACCTAAACCCGTGGATACACTCGTAAAAACAGGTATACATATAAATTGGCCAGATTTTGTTGTAAATAGATCTTCAGCTCTAGCTCTCAGGGACCATGTTATAAATACGTTAAACTTGGCGTATGGTTCCCGTGATTGGAAAGATATTGTTGATATTTCAGTCTATGGAAACTCTTCACGTAATACAAAGGGAAGTGGGTTCCGTATGCCGTGGTCACATAAACGTGGTAAACATGAAGCGTGTATGGGTCGTGGATGTGAAAAGTGTAATAATACAGGTAAAGAAACACAGAGTGAATACTTACCAGTTTTTGTTTATAAACATGGACCTCTATCTATGTTACAGAAAACAGGACAAAAACCGTCCGTTGAAATGTTACACATGGCAACTTTACGAACCCAAGGTACGGATCCTGTATTAATCGAAGGGGCTCGTGAAGAAAATACATTTACAAATGCACAGACCAAGGACGAGTTCAAAAATCAAGAAGCGGTATTACTCGTAGAGGCATTTATACGTAAACACATGGAAGGTCAATCGACTGCATCCGTTACAAAAATGTTTAAACACAAAAACCAGTTTTTGGTATCAACGACGTCTAAATATTGTGAAAATTTACGACGTGCACACAGTTCTAATCATATATGGTTCCATATATCAGGTGATACCATAGCTCAAAAATGTTTTTGTAATTGCGAAACCATGAAAGGACGATTTTATGGGTTTTGTAAAGATTTTTCGGGGAGGCGACACCAGTTACCCAAAAAGATAACAGACGTTCTTTACGAAGATGGTAAAGTTGAAACGTACGTTCCGAAAAAGAAAATTGTTACAGAACCAGAACAGGACTTACTCGAAAAGTTTATAAAGAAACATATCATTAAAAAAGAAACTTTTTCAATAGAAACACTCAAACGTGAAGGTGTTAAAAAATATACAGTGACTACGAAAGAAACGTGTGATACATGTAAAGAAACAATTTTTTTCAGTATACTTAAAAATCAAATACAACAAATGTGTAAATGTAAATGTCGCGCACATATTCTCACAGATAAAATTGTACGTACTTTATAGAATGTTAGCCGTACTTTTAGTCATTGTTATGGTGTACTTAGCATCTTCTTTAATTAAAAAAGATACAGGAACGGATCATATAATCGAACTTATACGTAAAACGGTACCATACTCGGGTTTAAATGAAATTTTATATAAAGAGTTTTTAGCGAACATAAACATGGCTATAGAGTATAAATCACACGTTGAAATTTCAGAAAAATTACTCGATCGCGCACTTAAAAATTTACGCGAACTTGCATTATACACAGTATCGAGTGATACAAGTGTTGTAGAAGAAATAGATGTATTAGCCAACCAAATAAACGCCGAATTCGAACTCGTTTTAATAAATGAAAAACTTAATAGCGCGTAATGTATTTAAAAGAATAAACGTACTTTATTTTATAAAATGACAAACACAGTTATTGGCACACGCACACGTTCAGGGAGAATTTCAAAAGTTCCTGAACGTTTAGATCCAGTTGAAGATTTACCAGAAGATGATTATTCCGACGATGATTATGAAACAGAATCAGATATTGATAGTGAAGACGATATCGATCTTCTCGAAACGGACGACGAAGACGATTTTGAAGATGACGATAGTGACATGGATGAAAATGGTAACTTGAAAGGATTTGTTGTTGATGACGATGAAGATGAAGATGAGTAATAATAAGCTTAAAAAAATAGGTTCACATTTTATAAATGGAAGCTGAAGTTGGTACACCCATCGAATATAATCCAGATGAATTTACACGCAAAGAAAATAACGATATTGAAATGAAAGAAACGGAAATGGAAAATAACGAACCGTATTATTTTCCACCACCACAAACCTACTATGAACCACAACACCAAATACCACAAAAAGAAGACATTTTTTCAAATTTAGATAAAACGGCATATATTATCATTTTTGTTTCGTTTATTTTAGGATTTTTTATGGGTAAAACTATGCAACCAGTCATTCTTAGACCTGGATAGGTTTACCTTTAATCCATAAGTATTCGGACGACGTTTGTTGTCCCTCAAAATCGCCTATTGGACCAAGTTTAGGTTCAGTAAAATACGCACGACTCACGACGAGTGGGTCTTTTAGTATATCCTGTGCAACATCAGATGCACGTACATTTTCTGTACCAGATTTACTTTTTCGATCTTCATACAATCGTAAAAATAAACCAAACATAGCTACTACAATAATTATGGTGATTATATTCAATATAATACTCAACATACTTACATTTACATAACAAAATTAATTATTTAGATTCTACTTCTTCACCTTCCTCGACTTCACCTTCACCTTTCGTATCCTGAGCTTCCGTAGACGATTCGGCTTCGGCTTTGGCTTCGGCTTCGGCTTCGGCTTCGGCTTCGGCTTCGCGTTTCTTCCTCCTTTCTTCGATTTCTTCGGCCACAATTGCATCCGCTTCCTTGACGAGTTCTTCCATTGGAGCATCTGGTTTCTCTTTTTGGAGACGTTCGAGAACTTCAGCTGGGTGACTAATCGGTGGTTCATCCGGTTTCGTATAATACTTCGAGTTTTCATCACCCGGTTTAATGAACGAATTGGTTCCGGATTCCATCATATCACGTTTACGTTCGGAAAACAACTTTGCCGCCATAGCTTGATTTTCCTTGTATCCCGTCATGAGTTCCTCGAGCTTTTCGTTCGTATAGTGAACGTCCTCAATTTTTGTCGGGTCTGGTGGAATTAACAACCATTTATACATGTCCACCACGTAAATATCAAACGTCGCATCTTCCTTTTGGAGACGTTTCGCGTGTGAAGCCGCTTCGTCGCGTGACGCAAATGCACCTCTAATCTTGATGCCAAACTTATCGTTTTTTTGTGGTGCTTCTGGACCAACGACGGAAAGGCATGCGTAAAGTTGACCTGGTACGGTCGTATAATCTTGTTCGAGAGACATTGTTTATATACTAACTAAGCTTAAAAACTTTAAGTCTATTATGTATAACACAATGCACGAGTTTTGGAATAAACAACCCGTTCCTCAAGATAAAGTTGTTTTTGAAAAAGATGGGGAAATTGATTCGTCGAGAGAACTTAGGTACGAAAAAACACCTTTACCTGAAGGATACGAATGGAGTTCGTGTGAAATAGAAGAACTTTGTGAATTCCTAAAAGAAAACTATATTCGCGACGAATTTTTCGAGTTTCACTATTCGAAAGAACTTGTAAAATG